AATACTATATAGGTCTACTAAAAGTTTTCTTGAATTAAGTTCAGTAGCAGCCTTTTTCATAGCTAAGAAACCTACTTGTAAGTTGTAAAGTTTTTTGTATGAATCTGGAACTGCCCATGTGCCTTCACTAATTGATTCACCGTCATGTTCAACATGAGCATAATCAACTCCAGGCTTTCCGTATTTCTTCTTAATTGCATCTACTTTTTTGGCTAAAGGATTAAGACCTAAATCTGCATCTGATTCAATACCAACATCAAATCCACTCTTACCACCTCTGAATTTTGCTTTGTCTATCGTAACATTTTTTGTCACACTTTTGATATATGGGTCTGCAAGGAACTTGTCTAAAGATTTCTTATTGTAGAATACAAATCCCCAATTACTCTCATTGACAGATTCTTTCTTTAGACCTGGTGCTGTTCTTGATCTTTTACTAGCATAATAATCTGAAAGAAAGTTTTTAGCTGTTTGTATTGAAATATCATGATATTTAGCCAATTCTTTAGCTGTAGCACCTGATTGTATATCAATAAGAAGATCACCCATTTTACTTTCGTCTACAATACCCTCATTTGTTTCTGCTTTAGTATATTTAATGTCAGCGGCCTTAACGCCCATTTTAACTAAATTACTAACTGCTAATAGTGATATGAAATTGATTCCTGCTGCTGCTAAATCTAATAATTGTTCTTTACTTAACTTCTGCATGAAGGCAAGAAGTTTTTTACCCGCAGGATTTGTTGGATTTATTGTTTTTATCCCAGTATAGGCTTTGCGTAATTTAGTTATCTCTGCAGGTGTCATTCCCTTATCTTCAATAAGTGGAAGAGGATAACCCATTTTCTCAACCTGTTGTTGATAACGACTTTTTGCTGGTTGAGATTTAGTAACTTCGCCGATTACTTTCCGCAAGTCTTTAAAATCTGTTAAGATATGTTTGTATTGTGCCATTTTAGTTTGAGTTGATTGCTACTCCAACAGCCATTACAGCTGCGTTAGCTGCGAATAGTTGATCGGAAGGGTCTTTCTGAATGATGGCTTCTTGTTGTCCATCTAGTGTGAAAGTACCTATATCAGTACCACCTGATTGTTCTAGTGTTACTAAATGTTCTGTGCCAACTGCTGCCGTATTAAATAATCGTACATAACGACTGTTACCTATTGCTGATGCTGCACCTGTGTTTACTCCTAGAGCTGCTTCAGTTGTGATTGGTTTCCAAGGTCCCATGTTTAAAATCTCCTGTTCTTTATTCTATTTATGTTTTTATATTTTTACAATGCTTCAACGGCTGTGTATAGAGCAGTGAATGCATTCTTACAAGTTTCTGATTTTCTCCAAACAGCTGACCATGCTCTTCTTTTTTCTTGATATGCTGTTTGTTCTGAGTCATTATGATCTTCAAAGTCTTGTGTTAAATTTGTTTGATCTGATACTGGTACTGTATAAGTAAAACTTTGTGATGCTATAGGTGTACAATTATCCCAATCGTAATATGTCTTACTGTTTACTGTTTGAGGTCTAAAAGTTGCATCATCATGTGTCAAATAACCACCGTCACCTGTTACTTCAGTCATATTATTGTCTCCATCATACGCGTTTAATTTTATCGTTAATGATGTAACTGTTCCACTAGTTCTCGTTTCTTTAACGAAATCTTGTACTATTAAATTATTATAATGTGCCATTATTCACAACCCGTTGAACCTGCTGTCACTTCTTGGAATGTCTTAAATAAATTCAATGTTTTTGTTTCATAACTGCCATCATCTGTTCCAACTTGACAAGTTATAGTATGCTCTGGTGCATTCTCTTGGTAATCATAACATGCTTGAGGCATAGTGAATGCAGCTGGTGCAATTCCATATTTTGTACTAGCATGTGGTGTTCGCCAACCTGTGTCGGCCCAAGAAGTATTAGGTGCCGATGCACTATTTCCTAAAGTAACTGATGGATTCTGAGCTGTTATAGCCCATGTACCAACATCAGAAGTAACTGAACCATAAATTCTTGCTCTCACTTCACTAGTTGTAGCTCCAGATGTCTCTAATTGAGCAATTTTAACATCGGTCCAACCACTACCCCAAGACCCTGAAAAATTCACATCTGTGCCAGATGTATTGACGTATGATGGAGTGGGGCGATAGAATGTGACTTGCTGATTTGGTTGTATTGGATAATAACCAGTGTTATCGTGATCCATATTTATCCAAAATTCTACCACAGTACCATTAAGTTTCATATAGAAAACTGTATCAACACCCGCTTGACATTCATCAGCGAATATGATCATTTCACCTTGGACACCAACACCAGGGTTTGATGCAGCGTTTCGAATATAATATGTTGGAGTTCCAAAGGTTTGAGTATGAGTATAACTATGCCATTCACTAAATGCATGTGGTCTTGCCTCTGTAACTGTTCCACTACCTCTAGGAGTAGAACCTGTCACTGCCGCAGTCACTACAGTAGTCATAGATGAATTAGCAGTATTATGAGTTATACCTAACTCCTCATTAATACTACGATCACTTCCTGCCGCATTGCCGACTGATATTGCTCCTGAACTTGCTGTTGGCATTACGATTTACTCCTCACGTTTTGTATTCTTTCTTTCTCTGCCTGTCTTGCTTTTATTAACATCTTTTTAGCCAACTTTTGTATTTTAGGTCTTATTTTATCTAATTTTTTTCCTATCATTACTTTTTGTGGAATTGTTAATGTTGATAATGATTTGCCACCAGTCATTTTCTTTGCCACCTTATCTCTGGCCATCTTAGCTGCCTTTGCTTGAAGTTCTTTACCAGACTTCATTCTCTTAGCTTTAATTTTCGCTGTACGGGCTCTTTTCTTCGCTGTTCTTCTTGCAATTCGACCCATTTTGTTTCTTTGTTGTACTGTTAGAGCTTCTGTAAATTCTTTAAAAGTATTCATACTACTATTTATGTCTTCTTTCATGTCTGTCTGCGCTGATGCATGACCTCTTTTAATAGCTGCAATCCATTCTACTGCTGTAGTATTGAGACTAGCAGCCCATGTCGTTAATTTTCCTGCAAGAGATATATCTACTGTACCATCAAATTCATTTTGTATATCGTGAAAATTTCTTGGACCTACTAATCTTTTTAAAATAGCTCTTACTTTGTAAGCTCCCCTATATGCAAACTCTACAACATCTGGTGGAATTGTTCTTGATCTCTGTTGATTTCTTTTTTGTGCTGTTTCTAAAGATGTAACAATGAATATTACTTTAACATCATAACCAACTTGTTGCAATTTATTTATTATTTTTTTAGTCTTTTTCTGATCTCCTGATGTTGAATCAATGATTACACCTAATCTAGAATCAATTACATAAGTTAATTGTTTACTTGTTAAACCTTTAGCTGCAAGTCTTGCTGCTTCTCTTTCTTCAAACTCATCAGCTGGCATCTTTAATGAAAGGCCTTTCTTTTTCATTAACATAGTAAAAAACTTATCTGAATTAACTACTTTTAATCCCAATGTCTTTAATCCTAACTTTTCGGCTACATAAGACTTACCACTACCAGGCCCACCAGCTAATATAATAGCTTTAAAAATTCCAGGATCATTAACCCCTTCATCTAAGACTAATGTTTCTTCTTTATAATTAAGAATATCCATATTTCCTCTTAGCCATTGTCATTGCTGTTGCATGCATTACTTCGTCTGCTCTGTCACCATATCGTTTTACAAAATCATCTCTTTCTGATTTTAATTCTTTGTACATTTTTTCTTTATATAGTAATACTTTCTTTGGTAATTCTTCTGTTTCTTTGACTGATTTCTTTATCCATTTAACAACAGGTTCACATGGAGTAATTGATTGTGCATACTCTCGTCCCTTTTCAGTACCCCATTGATGAACTGAAGGATTATATATTTCATACATAAAGTCTGGATAATCTTCTGTTATGCCCATTCCTTTTTGTACTGCTTTATATAATTGTTTACCCAATCTATATCCAGTTGGAAGTGCTTTAATAAATTCTTTTTCTTGTCCTGCATGAACAAACTGTCTCATCTTAGAGGCGGACATACCTGCTGCACCCTCTGCATCTGGATCTCTATCTCCTGCAGTAACAACTTTAATTGATTCAAAATTATATAATCCGTGTCTAGATTTTATACCATTATATTTCTTTAATAATTTTTGAAACTCCATCACTCTATCTGATCCTACAACCATTTGTATTTGTCTATACCCATCATCATAAAGACTAGTAAGAACATCAAATATTGTTCTTGAAGCAGTACTTACTACATTGATACCTCTTGGTAACATAGGATTCATAAACTTTCGTATCTGAGCATTTGTTAATGGATTCTTTTTCTTATCTGTTGTGTGTGAAGTAAATATTAATATATCATCAGTCCCAGCCTTTTCTTTCATTTTGGCTGCCAATTTAACATGACCAACTGTTGGAGGATTAAATCTACCAAAAGTAAAGGTAACTCCTGTTTTAGATATTTCTGTTATGTTTTTTAAATTTATCATTTATCCCAATTCTTTGCTACTGTAAAGTTATTAAAACTAAACTCTAATTTATCTACTATTTTAACAGCACCACCTGTATGATCTATCGCGACATATCCTTCTGGTGCTACTACTTTTAATCCTTTATCTGTTTTTACAAAAGTCTTTGCTAATCCCTTAGCTGAATCCATTTTCTTAACAATCATTAATTTTGCTGCAATTAAGTATTTAATAAAATCCACTACATTTTTTAATGTACTCGTAGCTTTCCTAATTTCTGCTAAATGATTTCTTAAATTCTTTTTCTGTACATCAGCATCACCTTTGTTTTTAATCCACCAATCGTTAAAATGTTTAAAATACATTTGTATAACTTTTCCTGAATCTGGTAACTTCTTTCCTGCTCTAGTATATGTATTTAGATAAGTTTTAAAACTGACTCCTGGTGGCATCGCACCTTGCCATTTTAAAAACTTATTGAAACTTGCTGAATTGATTCTTTGAAATTGTTTTCCAGCTGATGATAATAATTTAGTTACATCAACTGTTTCTTTCGCTGTAAAATTCGCCTTTCCTGATACATCTTTATATGTTGCGTCATCTTGCCATACAGTAGGTGATTTACCTGGTATCTTAGCTCCAAAAGTGGCTTTTAAATTTTCTATTGAATCACCTTTATATGTTGTATGCCAAACAATTCCAATTTTAGCTCTATTAATTTCTTCACCTATTTTACTATCTACAGGAACAGCATACATAATTGTATTAGGTGTAAATACATAATGTGATTCTCCATCAATATCTGTTGTACTGACATCATCTGTGAACATTAAATCACCTTGTAGTATTTCTTTCATACCCAATTTACTAAGCTCTGCTAATGATACTTTAAGTTTCGCAGCAAGTTCACCACTTTTATCATTATCAATCTCAGCATCTGTATGATAATAGGCTGTGTCTGCATTACGTTTTCTGAATAAACTCTTTGTAGCTACAAAGAATCTCCCTGTCTCTGGATGCGGCCCTGCGAATACAGCTGGTGCTCCATCCCATTTGACTGTTACATTAAGACCCCTTTTATTGCTACTTGAGAACATATCTCGTAATGCTTGTAGAAATTGTATTGAACTACGACCACCATCAATACCAAAATTTAGAATCTCATCTTCAAGATGTTCTAGATGTAAGTTCTTTCCTGCAGCTTCTGTTAAGAATTCCACTATGTATTGTCCTTAATATAATTTTTTAAATCACCAACAGTATTCAATTCTTCTACATCTTCATCTGGTATCGTGACTTCGTAAGCATCTTCAATCTCCATTATGATTTCAACAACACTTAATGAGTCTGCACCAAGATCATTAATAAAATTAGACTCATCTGTTATTAAGTCTATACTTATATCTAAATTTTTTGCTATTATTTTTTCCATGATTACTCCAACTTTAAATGTGCAGCTGACCATTCTGATTCAGACTTTGCGTATTTTAATAAAGCGAATGCTAATTTCTTTTCATCTTTAGCTTTCATATTATTTAAATTAACAAATAATTCTAATACTTGAAATTTAGAATTGACCCATGCTTTTGCTGCATTCTCTTTTTTATCTTGTTTATCTAACCATGTTAAAAATGTCTTTTCACTTTTAAATGCATTAGTATGATTCCTTTTACTAGCTCCCCTAGCAAATGTTAAATTTCTTCGTTTGGCAATAAATGTCCAATTAAGTTTGGCCTGTTTAAATTTCTTCTTTCCTAATGTTGTAAATTTCCATTTACCTTTTTTATCTTGTTCTAATATACCTTCACCACCAGCACTAGTTATTTTTGATTTCCATGTTTTACCTGTAAAAGTATCTAATAGTTCTAATGCTACTTTACCTTGAACAGCTTCGGCCCCTTTCTTATCACCTTCACCTCTAATATTACCTGTGTCTTTAGCATTAAATATTCTAAATATTAAACTCATATCATCAACACCATCACCTACAAATGCTAATGTACCTGATAATGAACCTAAAGCTGACATTTTTAAATTTACTTTCTTTAAATCTATTTTATCAGGTTCGTGATAATTTTTATAACCTAAACTCCCTGAACCCTTTTTAAGGGATATACCTATAACACCTTGTATAGATTTAATTGAATAATACATATACATATTCAGAGCTGTTAAACTCGAATGTTCAGGAACTGATTTGTCATAATACAACCATACATCAGATGGATTCCATTTATCTAAAGACCTGGCTATACTGATGCCAAAATCTTGTTTATATAAATCAACTGCTTGTATATTGACATCTAATGTACTGTCATCTTTTACATATAATCTAGGAATCGTTTTACCTATTGCTTTCAGTAATACATTAACTTGTAATCTATGTGAAATAAACCAACTTTCATTATTTTCTACATAAGCTAATAATTTTTTAGCTTGTTCTTCTCCTATTATTCCTTTTCCGTTAGATACTTTACCATAAACCTTTGGGTCTATCATTTTAATCCCTATATCTTCTGGATCATCTTTTGCGCCTGCATGTCTAGCGGCTAAAACAAGTAAAAATGATGTTTCGTTATCCGATGTTCCTTTTGAACTTCTACCTGCAACTTTACCTGCTAATGTCACATCATATACTTTATCATCACCTTCAAATTCAAACTCAAACATATCAAATGCTCTACTCTTATTTTTTCCTGTAGCTTTATTAATAATTTTTATACTCTTAGCATCTAATTTGTCTTTAAGTATTTTTTCAAATTCTGCATTAGATAAATCACCTGTATTAGCTATTCTTTTTGCCGTTGAATGTATGTCTAAGCCAGGATCCAAGTCAGCTATTTTTTGTTGTAATGCTACTTGTGTCATTTCTAGAGTTAATGTTGGTTCTCTTGATGTTGTCGCTAATCTATACAATTCATCTCCTAGTCTATGTCCAAATTCTGTGTCTGATGTGTAATGTGCACCAGCTATTTGTCTAGTATAACCTATTCTCTCTCCAATGTCAAGGATATTTCTTCTATGTTCTAATGGAATTTCATCTGCGATAAGTTTAGCTACTAATCTACCTTGAGTAGCATGTCCTGATGGATAAGATGGCGTATCTGCTGTTGTTAACGGAAAAAATGTTAAATCCAATCCTAATTTTGATGACATGGCTTGTGGTCTAGGTCTGTTATAAAATCTTTTAAGTGATAATATTATAGGATTCGATTGTTTTAATAAATCCTCAACTCTGTCTAAATCAACTTCTAAGTCATGTTTATCAATATATTCTTTAAAGGCCTGTATGACTTTTTTATCATGCATTACCATATCTTTTTCTGATTGATCGCGAAACTGACTTAATGAGATTAAATGATGTATTTCGTTTTTAGTAACTTGAGATGAATTTCTTGGTGGTGGGTACCCCTGCCATTGATCTAAATCAATATCTTCATATGCAGAATGATCTCTGGTTAATTGTTTTAACCTAATTCCACTTAAAGGTTTATTATGGCCAAGTTTATCTAACTTGTCATTAACTGATAATTCCTGGATTGTTTCGCGAAAAGACTTCATATCCAGTATTTATGTTATTTTTGAATTCTATGTGTAGAAAGAAATTGATCAATCTCTGATATTGACTCTAACAATTCCTCTTGTTTTTCCGTGTCTTCATGTAATTTCTTCAGCACAATAAGTTCCTTCTTTAATTCAACTTTTCGTTGAAGAAGATCCATAAGAGACTTTTCTTTAATAATCCCGCTTTCTTTATTTTGTGTTGATGATTTCATTTAATTGTTTAATTGTTTCGTCTGCTGTCTTATGTAGAATTCCAATTCCACCAGATTCTACCCAACTATCAATGTTTTCTTGATAATCGTCAATCAATACTGCTTTCTTGTGTGCAAATGCTGCTTTCTGACTACCTTTAAATGTTGGAATAACTATCCAACTAGGGTGTATATGTTCTCGTACCCAATCAATCTTATCTTTAATAACAAGAGTTCGATTTACTGTTCCCGCTGCTGTTAATATCTCTGTATGAATACCTGAATTTAGACAATAATCAACTAACTTCCAAGCATCTGGTAGTGGTTTCAATCGCCTAAACATATGTTTTGCTGTCAACTCACGTTTATTTAAATCATAGAGTTTATGGCCTTCATCTGTATTCCAGATTTTTAATCCTAACATTTCAGAACAAGTTGTCTGAAAATCAGCCAACACTCCATCCATGTCTAAAAATATTTGCCTTACTTTACTCATATTGTATCCTTTTAAATTGTAAGTTCATCAACATCGGTTTCATCGGACTCTACCTTTCGGCGATGATGAACTTACTCTCATCAATCTCTAGATTTTAGAGGCGTTGCCTTCTGGTCAACTATTTGCCGGTATGCCTTAAGTTTTCTCAACCCTTAACTCTACTCTTACTAATGCCCATAGACCGTATAGGTTTTTATCTATGCGACTTTTCAGAGTTCGATCTTTTCAGACTTCAAGTAAAATCTCTAAGATTTTCAACTCTCGGATGCTGTGGGACCAATCACTTAAAGGGCTTTATTCCATTTACAGAGATGTATATTTAAATTCAATCTCAAACCTCTCAGTTTTAATTAGCTCGTCCACTACCTCTAAAACTTCGATTCTACATATATTATATCAAAAGTGTACCGGCGGTGTCAAGTTAATACTTAAAATTTTCTGTTTTTTCTGTTGCTACTCTCTCACCTGATGCAGTCTTATCAAAAACTGGACCAATATCGACTAATTCATCTTGTGCCGTTTGTTCACAATCATATAATCTCATTTTTGGTCTATCAACTCCTAAAACAAATCGTCTATGATATGTTGGATCATTGTATCTATTCTTTAACTGTTTAACCATAATTTGATCAAGTTCTTGCATTTCTTCTGTAGATATTAATGCAAACATAAAGTCTGCAGTCGCTGGTAAACCAAATGATTCAGCAGTATCTTCTAATCCTATATCAGTTGACACATATCCTGTTCTATTTGTTTGAGTTGCTGACATTATTGGAACATTAAACTCTACAGCCAACCCTCTCATTTCTTCTGCAATTGCTTTGACATAAGTGTAAGTATTCATATTACTACCAGGTCGAATTCTAAATGAAGCACAGATGTTTAAATAATCTATGAATATTATATCAGGTTTAAAACTTCTCTTTAAATCTAATTCTTGTAGTAAATGTCTAATGTGTCCGGAATGTGCAGAAGCAGTTGGATATTCTTTGACAATTAATTTACCCTTTGTTTTCTCTTGAACTCTTGTAATTTTCTTTTTATACATTGACTTCGGTAAATTTTTCAGATCATTTAATGATATATCTAAAAGATTCGCGTCTATTCTTTCAGCAATCTTTTCTTCAGCCATTTCTAAAGTAATGTATAAAACATTCTTACCTTGAACTAAACAACTCGCTGCGACATGACACATAAACAAAGATTTACCAACACCTGTACCTGCCATACAAATATTCAATGTCTTGTTTGGCAATCCACCTTTAGTAATCTTATTCATAAAATCTAAATCAAACGGAACTCGTTCTTCTTCTGTATGATAAAAATCGTATCGTGGTTCCCAATCATCTAAGAAATCATGTCCGATATTTGTATCAAAAGATACAGATAATGCGTCTCTTAAAATGTCAGGTATCTCACCCTTACTACCTTCTTTATCTTGAATAATCTCAATAGAACTCATTACTCCATTGTAAACTGCTCTATCTTTACACCACTTCTCTGTTGAATCAATCAACCATTCATCTGGAGACTTTGTATTATCTACTTTTATTTCTTGAATAAGATTTGTTGTTTCTGAAAGTAATTGAGCATCAACATTTTCTTTTTCATCAATGTCAATGATTAACGCTTCTGGTGTTGGTGTAGACTTATACTGTAAGAAGTATTCTCTAATTTGTTTGAATAGGAACGACTCGTCCCTTTCTTGAAAGAAATCTGATTTTATGTAAGGTAATACTTTCCGTGTATATTCTTCATTCGTTATCAGATTCTTGAGTATCGTCTGTTCTAGTCTGGTTGCCATATAAAAATTCTTGTTTTGCTGCTTCGTTTAATTGATCTAATACTTCTTTTGTGAAGTATTTCTCTGGATTGTTATTAATTGTTTTACCGAATTGTGTTGTACCGTCAGGCAACGCAACTCTAGTAGATGATTGTTTAAAGATACCATACTTGATTGCTAGTTCTAGTAATCCGTAATATCTATCTAAACCTGAGTCATATCTTAATATGACATCTACCATTTTATTCTCAATCGTAAGTCTTGATTTCTCATTCTTACAATGAATAATATTACCAATAATATCTTTTCCATCTTTCTCTTTTTTCTTAGATAAGAAGATGATTGATGATGCGGCGTATTTTAAACCACTACCACCACCCATAACTCTTTTCGCAAACAATCCCATTTGATCGTAAGTATGATTTGTTACAATTAATGGAACTCCTGCTTTACCAAGTTTAAGTGTTAATACACGAAAAGCACCTTTAACTAATTGCGCTCTAGTCATATCCCTAGTCTCTGCACCAGAAGCAGTATCTTCAATTTCTTTAGTTGTTGATAACATACCAAGTGAATCAAGTACAAAACACATCTTCATGTCTGACTTGTCTTTAATATATTGGTCAAGAATCTTAATTGATTGAGTTCTAAACTCTTGGACTGTTGTAACAGGAACCATGACGATTCTAGAAGAATCAATTCCTCTTTCCTCAATCATTTTCTTTGATGTTGCACTTTCTGATTCAAAATAGATAACCGCTGAATCTGGGTTATCATCTAAGAATTGTTTACACATTCCAAGTGCGAAGAATGTTTTACCTGTTGCCGATTCACCTGCTAATGCTGTGATCTTGTTATTAGGTAATCCATCATATATTGATCCAGATAATAGAGCGTTAAATATATACGAACCAGTGTCAATGTATCCACTAACATCTGCTGCTTGTACACCGTCTTCTACAATAGAAGCGAACTCATTGCCTGTAGTTTTGATCAGATTTTTCAAATAACTCATTATTTATCTCCGTTTCTTAACTCTCTCCTTTTCTTTTTGAGAGTAGTTTCATAATCTATAATTTGTCGAACCCATTTTTTAAAAGAATGTAATTCAACATAAGTTATAATTAATAACACCCATGTAACCATGTGTAGTGTTAAAAAAATATAACTTATTTCAGTATTCATATATCTATTATAACAGCAAATGCTGATTTGTCAATCGCTTTTTTATTCATATTATTACCCAAAAAAATCATCTAAATTGGAAACAGGTTCTGTTGTCCATCCGATCTTATCTAAAATTACACCCAAAGGTTCTACAAAAGATTTGTTAAATTGTGTATCATAATCAATATAAGGTTCTAATTCAAACTCTTTAGGTAATGCATTGACAAAAGATATCACATTTTCGTTAATTACATTGGGCATTTTCAAATAACAAAACTTGACTTTCTCACCATTTGTAATAACAGGATACTTCTTGTCTATATTATATTTATGTAAATAATTATTGTACAATAAAGAACCTCTTACATGAATTGGCGTTCCTTTCTTATATATTGACGCAGCATTAGAATAATTAGTTACATTTTGACAACCTCTTGGAAAAGATATTTCTTCAATCGGTAATTTTGAAAATTCATTTCTAGCATCTGTAATAAATTCCCAAACATCATGTTCTGATTTATTCATCAAAACTTTAATTCCTTCTTCTAACTTTTTTCTACACCACATTGGAGTAGAAGATTTAGCTGTTTCAATTCCCATCAATTTAAGACGAGGAGTTTTATATCTTACTCCTTCTGAATCATGTACATTAAGAATATATCTTTTCTTTGCAGTCCAGATTGCCTTATCAGCTATTACTTCTCTACCCATATTCATTCTATTGTCATAAGCATTCAT